GCGGCAACTACGAGCGTGATGCCACAATGGCGAGTTTGTTCGATGGAATAGGCGGGTTCCCTTTGGCTTGGGAGCAACTGAACGGACGCGGTACGTGCCTGTGGGCCAGCGAGATCGAAGAGTTCCCCATCGCCGTGACCAAACGGCGGTTCGGCACGTTAGAGAAACCGGGAGACATGGGGCGCTTTTTGTTCCCGTGCGGAAAGGATGAATTATGAGAGATACAAACCTCGTAAATGCGCTGCGTGAGCACGCAGAAAGGGAGGGAATGTGATGAAAAAGTGCACCGGTGAAAACTGCCCCATGCAGATCGGCTATGACGTTGAAAAATGCGCCGCAATCGAAGAGTGCCCGTATCGCACGTGGCCCGTTACCGTCGCCGACAGGCTCCGGAGTATGACCGACAACGAGCTGGCCGGGGTGCTGTACAATTTCCGGATGGATTACCTCACGGAACGCCTCTCTGGTGTTTCGATGTTGCCATCAGATTGGAAAGAAATTAAAAAATGGCTTGAAACTCCGTGGGAGGGCAAGCCGTGAGCGAGGCTCAGAATGGAGGAAATGAGGATGGCTAATGTTAATTGCTTGCGCTGCCGCTTTAGGCATGAGGATAACGGGAACTGTACTGCGGTCGGCGGATTTTGTACGGCGGTTCCGGCTGCCCACTGCCCGCTGCTGCGGGAATATTTGGACACGGAGCTGACGCCGCAGGAAGTCATCAGTATGAAGTTTGAGTGGTGCGCAATGATGGATGCGTTGAACAGCATCGGTGGAGGTTATACCCGCCTGCGCGAGCTTGCCGAGGCCGACAAGGACGGGCGCGTGGTGGTGCTGCCGTGCAAGGACTGGCTCGAGGTTGTCTTTGGGGATCAAGTTTTATTCTGGGGAATTGACAAAGACTATGTAGAGCAACCGATCAGGGAAATTTCCTTGGATGACGCAGACCGCATCGGATGGTATGACGGCTATAAAACCGTATTCCTGAAGGGGACAGACGAAAACGGCGAAGCATGGGAGTTTTATCCAGAGGAAATCGGTAAGACCGTATTCCTCACCCGCGAGGAGGCGGAGAAAGCATTGGAGGCGAAGAAGGATGAGTAAAGCCGTACTTATCAGCATCCGCCCGCAGTGGTGTGAAAAGATCGTCAATGGTGAGAAAACCATTGAGGTACGAAAAACGCGCCCGAAGCTGCAAACACCGTTCAAGTGCTATATCTATTGCACTATGGATCACCCTTACATTTCTGTGTCCTGCGGGGAACTGGACAAGTTCAACTATCGCACAAATACCGTTGGTCGGTGTAACGGCAAGGTCATTGGAGAGTTTACTTGTGACTTGATTCAATCTTTTGACTCCGCATACAGCGAGTGGGCCTATGCCGTTGCTCCATCTGGGAGCGTCATGCCAATGCACGAAACAAAGGCACTGGAATTGTGCCAGAAAGATGGATGCCTGAGCGACGATGATGTTTTTTCTTACTTTGGGGACGAAGATTGGAAAGCCTATTTTTGGCACATTGCCGACTTGCGCATTTATGATACGCCGCGCGAATTGAGCGAGTTTACCGGTCTACGCGATACGAGGTTCGGCACAGCCCCGTATGACATCAAGCGCCCGCCCCAAAGCTGGTGCTATGTGGAGGCGAGAAGGATGAATGACCTAAAGCCGTGCCCGTTTTGTGGTTATAAGGGCGTAGAGATACTTGCGGATGATAACAAGTATTTGTACTATCGGTACTTCTCACAGTGTCAGAGATGTGGGGCAGGTGCAAAGCGAGGCCACACAAAAGAAGATGCTGTTAAAGAGTGGAACAGGAGGGAGGAAAGAACATGACGAAGCGTTTTTGTGATCTTTGCGGAAAAGAAATACACAATCTTCAGGAAACTTATAGGGTCTGCGTGGAGAGCAACGCAAGCATCTACGACAGCAACCCGGACATAGTGAATGTCATAGTGGATGTGGGGGAAATATGCCCTGCCTGCGCGAAGCGTATCCACCAGACTGTGCAAGAGCTGAAACAGGAGGGCTGACAATGGCTGAATATAAAATCTGCTTTAGCGTGGCTGGGGCGTTTGGCGCTCAAATCAGCTTTGAGGCAAAACCCGGCGTATCCTATGAGGACGCTGCGGCGGCCCTTGACAAAGACAAACTGGCGAAGCTGATATGCCTCGACACCTTGGGCTACTCCGCAAAGGATATTGAGATTATCACGCCGGAACAGTACGAGGCGGAATTTGGAGGGGATGAGGATGGCTGAATACATGAGCCGGGAAGCGGCGATTCGCGAGATAGAGCAAATAAATCCTGTTGACTATGGTGCTATGTGTAACTATGACGCTCATCATTGGGCAGGAGAATGTCTAAGGGACTGCAAAGAGGCAATTGATAGTATTCCCGCCGCCGACGTGGCCCCAATCGAAGCGCTGGAACGCCTGCGGGACGAGATGTGCGCGCAGGACCTAATCACCATGGAGGGGCTGAGAAGGCTGAACACGCTGATTTGGAAATACACAACGGTGCATGATGGAGGTGCTGATCATGGCTGAATACATTGAGCGCAGTGCGGCGATTGAAGCCGCAAAGCACGCGTGGGCAAAAGGGCTTGAGCCGTCGCAGTATATTGAGGCCCTGCCTGCCGCCGACGTGGCCCCGGTGGTGCATGGAGCGTGGCAAGTAACAGACAGATTTAAGGCCTGCAGCGTATGCGGATATGCTTTTGCTCGATTATTGCCAGACAAATACTGCCCCCACTGCGGGGCCAAGATGGACGGAGGTGCTGACAATGGCTGAATACATCAAGCGAAAAGCTGTGATTGATCTAATCACACGTCGGTACGAAAATCCAGAAATCTGCACGCAGGAGATCAACAGTATTCCCGCCGCTGACGTTGCCCCAGTGGTGCATACAAGGTGGGCGCATCTTGGCGGGGACGAGTGGTGCTGCTCTGCGTGTGGCTTTGTCATCACCACTGAGGGCAGTTGGGATAAGCCTACCAAAAAATACTGCGAGGATTGCGGCGCGAAGATGGACGGAGGTGCTGACCATGAGGCTGATTGATGCGGACACAATCCTGAAAGCAGACGAAAATTCCGATAAAGCGCTTGTTTTGGGAAGCGGGAAAGCTTTGGAGATAGCTTATGCCTTGCTAAAAAAGAAGGTGGCAGACGCCCCCACCGTGGATGCCGTGCCGGTGACGCGGTGCGAGGGCTGCAAGCATTTGCGCGTGTGGAACCGAAAAGATATATACGCATTTTGCCCAAAAACAAACATCGTGTTTTTGCCATTTGATAAGGACACAAGGACATTCTTTTGCAGCTACGGCGAGAGGAAGGACGGAGGGACTGAATGAAACTGAAAGACTGGCTGATGATAGTCTTTTGGACGCTGGTTATAGCCGCTGCCATTGCGTTTATCGTGTTTTATTTCAAAAGCATTTTGACCGCCGACATCCCCCTGTGGCTGAAACTGTACTTGTTGGGGGGGAGGTAAGCTATGGAGGATCGGGACAAAAAACTTCTGAAAACCTATGCGGAGAACAACATGAACGTGAGGGAGACCGGCAATGCGGTTTACCTGCACTATAACTCCATCCGCTACCGCTTTCGGCTCATTCAGCGGGAAACCGGACTGAACCCACGGAATTTCTACGATCTGGAAAAGCTGTTAGCCATGATAGACGCGCAGGGGTCCTGACCCCCTGCATCGGTAGGTCAAAGGGGAGGGGCACTTCATAAAGGAGGCCCAATATGAAATACCGATACACCGTCCAGCAGCTCCAAAAGATGGAGCAGTGCCGCTATCTCACCGACCGGGAGCGGCGCGTGTTCAATCTTGTTTGCCGCCGTGGCTGGGCGATCGAAGATGCGGCGGCAGAACTGTACCTGTCCCGTTCCTCCGTAAACGCCTGTCTACACTCCATCCGGGATAAAGCAGGCATATCCCGCCCAAACAAAAAACATCCATAAGCCATGACAAGCGGTGTCCTGTGGTACGGTAACCATAGAGCACCGCTTGTTTTGCGCGCGGAAACAGGGGGTGTATTTTTAGAGAAGGAGGAATCTCTCTATGGCTGAATTTGCAAGCAAGGGCGTCGCAGGCACTGCTCTCGGCACCGGCATTGCCGGTCTGTTTCTGGGCGTCCTGAACTCTCTGGGCGGTCTCGGCGGGATGCTGCTGGGCAATCGCGTCATCCCCTTTGCCGCTGGTATGGCGGCGGAGGCCGGATGCAGCGAGAACCACACGGTGAACCGCTACGAGCTGTCCATGGTGCAGGAGAACGCCAAACTCCGCAGCGACATTGCCCTGCGGGATGCCAACACCTACCAGGACCAGAAGATGTTGGAGATGTACAAGTACATCGACGGCAAGCTGGGCGAGGTGCATGGTGTGCTGGCTTCTCAGGCGGTCAACAATCAGGCCACCAAGGACAGCTTCCAGCTGCTGCAGGAGCGTGTGGACTGCTGCAAGAACGAGCTGTGCGGGGCCATTTCCCGGGAGCGTGACGAGCGGAAGTGCGCTGACAACACCATCGTAACTTACACGAACGCCACCTTTTATCCCAAAATGGTCGCGGACATCACCACCGGCACCGGCACCACGCCCCAGTCCACCTATAACCCCCTCCCCGTCTCCACCTGCGACTGCAACTGCGGTCGCTAAGAGGCGAAGAGGGAAGAAGAGAGGGGCATAGCGCCCCTCTCTCCCGTCATTGGAGGAATCTATGGTAACATTGGAACAGATCAAGCAGGGCACTGCCCGCTATGTGGATGAGGAATTCACCGGCAAGCTCACCGGCTGGCAGAAATGGGCCGTTGGTGCCGGGGCCGCTATGGCCCTTGGCAATCTGGATGCCAGCTTTTCCGCCCTCCGGGAGCATCCCGCCATGAAGGCCCTCGGCGTCTTTGACGAGGCGGGGAACGTAGATATTGACAAGATCTACACCTGCCTGAAAACCGAAGCCGCCAAAGGCCCCGTCACCACCAATATCCCCCTGATTGGGAACGTCACGCTGAATGAAACGGATGTGGACAAGCTCTACACCCTGATCAAGCAGAGTTAGGAGGCTCTTATGCACGAGATCAAACACTTGGCCGAAGGGATCCGGGAAGAACTGGACGATGCCGAGAAGTACGCCCGTGAGGCCGTCAAGCACGCCGGGGAGGACCCGGAGGACGCCAGCACCTACGCCGACCTCAGCCGTCAGGAGCTGGGCCATGCCAATCGGCTCCACGAAATGGCCGTTCGCCATATCGAAAAGGCGAAGGACGCCGGTCTCCATCCCACGGAGGCCATGCAGGCCGTCTGGGACTGGGAGCATGAGCGGATGCTGGACCGCACCGCCCACGTGAAAACGCTCCTGTCCATGATGTAAAAGCTAAAGAAACACCCCCGCCTTCCGGCGGGGGTGTTTTCTTACTTATAGGGGTTCTTGGCGTTGGTGGTGCAGATAATGTCCCACAGATCCGCCCGGTTTTCTTGACCGGCAAGGGCAGTGCTGGCCTCCGCCTTGCTGATTGTTCCATTGCCGTTTGTATCGGCCTTGTCTTTCATGGAGAAATACTCCTTGGGGGAAAGTCCGGCATCATGCGCCTGCTTTACCTTCTCGTAGGCTTTCCCGCTCATTTTCTCGCTGCCGTACTTCTGGTACAGGGCCAGAAATTCTCCGGTGGATACGCCAATGTCCCGCTTGGACGTTTTGGCGTTCTCAATCCACTTGGCGCTGGGCTCATACTTGGGGTCCACCTGCTGACGGGCCGTTTCTCTGGCGTACTTGTAGACGTTCTGGATGTAATCCACCTTTTCCGCATTGCTCATGGACTTGTAGGCGGGCAGCTTCACCGCCGCTTCCACCAGCTCCTTCCGCGTCTGGCCCATGGCCTTGGCGTATCGGGTGTATTCCTCGCCGGTCAGGGTCCGGGTCTCGCCATTCACCGTATAGGACTTCTCCGCCGCCGCCGGATAAACGGTGCTGTCTCCGGTGGCCTTCGCCAGCCGCCGAATCTCCTGCGTTGCGGGGCTGTTGTCCTGCGCTTTCAGGAAGCCGGGGGAGAGGAAAGACTGGAACACCCGCTCCGGTGCGGAGCCGTTGGAGACCTCGTTGCCCCACAGATCGATAGACGGCTGCAACTGATTCCGTGCCCCCGGCACCTTCTTCGCCGCCCCCTGCAAGAAGTAATTCACATCGGAGGAAAGCTGCCCTGTGCCCTTTTCCACATAGCTTTTGCGCACCGTATCATCAAATACGGACGCAACCTTGCTGCCGATGGTGGGGATATACTGTCCGGCGTAGCTGCTGGCCGCCCGGTCGAGCAGATAGCCAACCTTGTTGTCGGCGTAGCTCCAATAGGAGATCAGGTCATTCAGGGAGGACAGCATGGAGGTCTCCAGCACAACATCCTGCATACCCAGCAGAGAATCCACCAGCGCGTCGAAGGTGCTGCCGCCCTTCCGAACGGATTCCATAATGGCCGCTCCCGCAAACAGGGGCATTGCCGCCGGGGTCATCCAGTCCAGCGTGTAGGACCTGTCCCCAATCTGAATGGCATAGTCCTGCCCGCCCATGGATTTCTCAAAGGCTTCCTCCTTGTCATCGTCACCGGCCCGAACGTGAAGGGTAGCCCCAAAGAACCCCTCCGCCGCCAGATAAGCGCCCAGCGCCAGAATACCGGTGCCGGTAAGACCGGATGCAATGGAATCCACGGCGTCCGCCGCCGTGCATTTTCCGGACTTCACGTCAAACATGGCTTCTTTGATGCCCTTGGCAAGCCCCACAGGGCTGTAATCAAGGCCCGTGGTCAGGATGTTGGCCGGGGTCTTGCGGAAGGGGAACAGGGCGTCCGCCACGAAGGAACCTGCCCGTTTTACCGGGTTATCCCCCTCATAGCGGCCAAACTGAGACAGCGCCTCGGAAAGCGCTGTGGTGTTGCGGTAAGTGGCCTTCTGCGCTTCCTCGATGGCGTATGCCCGTGCCGCCTCCACGTCTGCGGCTCTGGTCCCTGCGTGGGCCTCTGCCGCTGTCACGCCCTTGGCTTGCAGTGCTTGGGCGAAGCTGTCCACATAGGCGTTCCGGTTGAATCGCACATCCTCCCGATCCAGCAATTCACTGTTCTTTTCGCCTATCCACTGGATAGACCGGGAGAGAACATCCTCCCCCTTGAACATTTTCCGCTTGCTCTGGATCTCACGCTCAATGCCCGCTGCCGTGGCATCGGAATACTTCCCGCTGCCCATAGCCGCGCTCTGGTCTGTCTCATACTGGCCCTTGGCAAAGGCTTTCAGGTCCTTGTCAACATTCACGGCCTTTGTCCGCTGAGAGGGGTTCTTGATGACCGCCCGCTCGATTGCGGTTCCGATGCCGTTCTTGATCTTCCGTGCGCCGAACTGAATGGCATTGCCCATGATGTTGCGGATGTGGGTGGTGGGATTGGTCAGCATGGAGGTGTACCGCCAGAAATTGGCCTTCTCCATGAAGGTGCTGGGGATCTGGTCTGCAATGGAGGTGGTAATGGCATCCCACGCCGCCGCCCGCTCCGCGTCCGTCTCTGCCATCAGGTAGTTGGTTGCCAGCTCGTCAGAGAGGGTGAAGCCCGTCACCTTGTCGATGTAGTCCACCCGTGCGCCTTCCACGTCTCCGCTGTCTGGGGTGTTCTGCCGGGGTGCCCGGTTCTGCCGCGCCGCCCGGTCATTCATTTTGTCTACCAGCCGCCGCAGCGTCAGCAGACGGCCCTCCGGCGTCAACCGGTTCATCAGGTTCATGGCCTGCACCATCTGTGCACTGTCATGGGCCGCTTCCGCAATGGCTGTTGCCAGCTCAAAGGCAGCCTTGTGGTCTCCTTCGGAAATGGCAAGGTTGTAGGCGCTGATGGCCTCGGCGGTGTCCGCCTTGGTGATCCGCTGTCCCAGTTCCGTCTTGGCAATGAAACTGTTCGCCACCTCGCGCCAGCCGTCCCGTGCGATCTTGGCCTGTGCCTGCTGCACGGCGCTCCGGTCCGTCACCACGTCATAGTCAAACGCGCCGCCTGCAATGGCGTTTTCATACACGGTTGCCATTTCCGGGGAGGTCAGGGGGCTATTGAGAATCGTGGAGACCGTTTTTTCCACATTCCGCCCGGTGTCAGGGTTCACCGTTGGCACCTCAGAGGGTGCCCGCCGCTGGTCTGCCTGGATGCGCTGGGCGCTGTTGGGGTTGACCGGGTAAAAGTCCTCACTCTTGGCCTGCATGGTGTCAAAGGGCGTGTTCACCGCACCCGCCACGGCGTCACCCGGCGTGTCAAACTCTGCTGCCCCACCGTTCTTGACATTTTCCGCCCCCTGTGCTATGCTATCATTAGCATTGAGGGGACGCGTACCCTCAACAGGAACTGTTCTCATGGCGTTTGCAGCGGGATCTCGACCCGTGTCAGCATTCGTCATTGGGGACAGGTCCGAAGAAGCGGAACTCACAGATTCAGGAACCGGCTTGACCGTAAGTTGCGGGGAGGTATTCTCCACGTTGAACGCCTGAGTTGTGGGGCCGCTTTTTTTCACATACATGGTGGTCAGTTCCATGGTTTTTCGGCCTTTGTTGTCGAACTGAACCGTTACTACAGTCCCATTCGGCATGGTTTTGCTGAAAATAACGCCCTGTTTCCCGGGGTGCTTTCCGCTGGTGTTCGTGCTGCCGGGAACGATGCTGTCCGGCTGGGTTACAACGTCTGGAATGGCGTCAATCGCCCACTGTTCCAGCGGTTGGTTGCCTCTCTGGAGTTCAGTCTCTGCGTTGCCGTGAGAATCCAGAATATGCTTCACATCATCACTGGTAACGATCATGTCCCGGCTGTCGATCTCATAGCCCAGAATATTGGATGCCTGCCGTTTTGCATCTTCAGACATTTTCCCCAGATACAGCTTTTCCAGCTTCTCGGTTTCCGTGTTCTTCCGCCCATTTCTCCACTTGTTGAAAAATTCGGAAACACTGGTGTCAAATCCGGCTACCAGATTTCGGAAGGTTTTCCCCTCATGGCGGATTGCATCCGCTTGCAAAGCATCATACTTCGGCGCCGTCTCCACACCGGGGGCGGCGTTTTGCGTGCCCTCTGCGGCGTTTGCGGGGGTGGGGGCATCAATACCCTCCCGCACCTCCGGGCGTACCTCCTGCGTAGGCTGTGCGTCCGCCTGACTGCTTCCACGCTGTCGGATAACGTCAACGCCTGCGCCGATACCGCCCATGGCAGCGCCCACCGCCGCGTCATACAGTGCCTCGCTTAGATCGAACCGGGCAGAGGGGTCATAGGTGGCCCGCTGCAAAAAGGGCTGGGCAACATCTTCCAGAAATTCTTCTCCGCCCTCGGAGATCATGGAGAGGGCCAGCCTCCCGGCGGGACGCTTGGCAAGGTCGCTCATGACCTGAACGGCTGTGTTTTCACCAAATTTGGCGATTAACTTGCTGGCTGCCTTCTCCGCGAGACCGCGGCCAAACGTCTTCTGAAACAGCTTAGAAACGTTGGAAATTTTCTCTGTTCCAAGGCTCAAAGCGCCGCTGCCCAGTCCGTAGGCAAGCTGCTGGCCATAGGTGGCCCCGGACTGTCTGGCCCGCTGGGCGCTGCTCCCGGCGGAACGGGCCGTCATCAGGGCAAGACCGGCACCGGGGAGCACGGCGCTGGCTGCCACATCCCCCGCCATCTGCACACCCTGAACGCCCAGATCCACGGCGAACTGGCCCACCGGCCCCAGCCCTTCCTTGGCCTGTGCCACATCCTTGGCGGAACTTTGGGACAGACGGTCCGCCTTCTGATATGCCTTGTCCGCCACCGCCTTGTCGGACCGCTCCACCGCCTTGGTATAGCCCTCATGGGCTGCGATGCGGCGTTTTGCGGCAGAGAGGTAGCTCTGCACCTGCTTCACGTCCGCCGCCGTCATGGCCTTGCCGTTGGCCCACTTCACGTCCCGGAGCATCTTCTCGTACCGCTTCACCGCGTCATGGTCGCTTTGCAGGGATTCCCCGGCGTTCTGGTTGGCGATCCGGGTATTCAGTTTCCCGGCCCCCTCTGCCAGCACACCGCCCAGATTCGTAAAGGCGGAACCGGCGGACTTCGCTGCGCCGGAGATTACCTTCCCCACGCGCCCGTTGTCCAGAGAGGGGGGCGTGGTGCCGCCGGTCCGCACGTCTGCCAGCAGGCGGCTGTTGGGTCGGCTGTTCCCGGTGCTGGCGTTCTCCATAGGCCGGGGGGAGGCAGAAGGCGTAACGGCCTTCGTCTCCTTGGCTTTCCGCGTCTCCACTCGCTTGCCGTAAGCTACAAGGTTCGGCATCTGAACGCCGCCGCTGTTATTCTGTGTTTTGTTGACCCGCTCGCCGTAGGCGACCAGATCCGGCATCTTTACCGCCATCGTATAGCCTCCTTACCCGAATAGATCGGAAAGCTCTTGCTGCTGTTCCTCTGTCAGGCTGTTCCAGTTGGATTTCAGGTAGCTCTGCGCCTTTGCGTAGTTGCCCTGAGACATATAGCCCGTGATCGTTCTGCGGATGTTTCCGTAGTTGCTGCTGCCGCTTCCGCTGCTGCCGCCCTGATACTTCGCCCATGCCTGGTCAGCCGTCAGGCCGCCTGCGGCCTTCTTGGAGTTGGCCCCCCACTTGCCGTCCTGAGACACACCGTAGTATTTCTGGAGCTGCTTTACCTGCTCATTGGTCAGGGAGCCGTTGGAATAGCTTCCCTTCTTTTTGCCGGTGCTGCTGCCGGTTTTGGCAGTGCCGGTTGTCCCCGCCGTCAACCTGCCGGTGCCGTACAGGGAATCATAGGCCCCCTGCCCGTAGTAGTAATCAAAGGCGGAGATCACGTCGTCCGTCACAATGCCGTTTTTCAGGGCAGACTGCACCTGACTGGCCGTCAGATTGGGTTTTACCACAGCCGCCGTGCCGGAGCCGCCGGAGCCGCCCGTCTGTGCGCCGTACTTGGCGTAGAGATTCTGTTGCCGGACGTATTCCTCGTACAGGGCGTTTGCCAGCTCCGCGTCTCCCGTGGCCTCTGCCTTGGCAATGGCGTTTCGGTACTCCGTGTCAAGCTGGCTCCGCTGGAGGTCGATAGCCGCCGTCTTTTCCGCCTGCTCCCGGTCGATCTGGGAGAGGTTCTGTTGGAGAACAACGTCCTGTGCCAGCGCCGCCTGCCCGGTGGTGCCGGTGTTCAGGCCGTTGGCCACCGCCATCTCCTGAAACGCGCCACGGCTCAAAGCGTTCTGGTTGGCCGCGCTGTTCCGGGCAATGTCATACACCGGCGCGATCTGCGCACGGCTGGCATCCAGCGTGGCAGTGTTCTGCTCGTAAGCGGATTTCAGCGCCGCCAGCTCCGCCGCCACCTTCTTGGCGTACAGTTCTTTCAAGTAGTCGCTGCCGTCCCCGATGTCAAAGCTCGTGCCGGCCTGCGCCGTGAAATTGCTCGCCGGGGTGCTGCCTGCGTTAATATCCGTGACCCGCTGCTGCTGGCTGTATGCCGGGGTTCCGTAGCCGGTAGTCCCGGCCTGTACGCCGCCATTCTCCGCTAGATAGTCCCCGAAGGACTGCACCTTGCCACTGGCCTGTGCAATGGGGGAGGTGTCCGTGCCCATGAGATAGCGGTAGTAGGCCAGCTCCGCGCTTTCCGGGCTGACGTCCAGACCCAGCCGCCGCCGCAGATCATTCGCGGAGGAAAGAGCGCCGCTGTCCGTCACATAGCCGTTTTTATCAATGGTGTAGCCATATCCGGCCCGGATGGCGTTTGCCGCCTGGTTCGCCTGATCGCCGGTGATCTCGCCCCGCTGAAGCCGGTTGCGGATGTCCTGAATCTTGGAGCGGTCCAGTGCGGACATCATTTCGTTGTCCGTCCACGCGCCGCTCTTGCCGTAGCTTCCGTTTCCGGCGTTGATGTCCTGATGGGGGGTGTAGTCCGCCACACCCTTGACCGCCTTCTTCGCGTAGCCATTCTCATCGTAAAACACGGTGTAGCCGTTGGAAATGGAATATCCCCCGGCCAGATCGGGCCGTCTGCTCATATCCGCGCCGCCGGTCATCTTCTTCCAGTAATTTGCCTGATCCGTGGGCTGCAAATTGGCCGCACCGTAAATTCCCGGCGTGGTATAGCCGCCGGTGCCGTAGCCGGGGCCTTTTATGTAAGGTGTCCCACCGGTTGCCGCCTGAGAGCTGCCGCCGGAGCTGCCGTTATCCCGCCGGCTGCCGCCCTTGTCATAGGTCTGGCTGTACGTCTTATCGGAGCCGATCATGTTCGGCTCCCTGCCGCCGTACTTATCGTTGATCTTGTTCTGGCGCTCCTTGGTCAGCCGGTCCCGCTCGGAGGCCGACAGGTCCGTTCGCTGAAGCTCCTTGGAGTAGTCTTTGTTTTTATCGTAGTACCCTGCCATACTTGGCCCTCCTTATCCGTTCCAGTCAGCTTTGGTCTCTCTCACGTCGATATGACAAAAGCTGCCATAAATCCCCACGCCGCCCCAGTCCGGCATAATCTTCCGGGCGTAGGCCGCCACCGCTGCCGGCTTCTGCCCCCGCACGGTAATGTCCGCCGCCGTTCCGTAGCAGTGCTGACTGTGGGCCACGCCGCCGACCTTGGTATTGTACTGCGGCGTCCTATACCCACTGTTGATGGTCACAGCCGCGCCGAAGTGACTGCGGATGCTCTGCAAAACCATCACCAGCCGGGGGGCTACCAGCACGGCGTCAGAGCCGTCCTTGCAGGCAAATTCTTTCACTTTAAAGTTTGTGGACAGCTTCTTGCCGCCGTCCTTCGCCTTGGAATAGGCGTTGATCTCTACCATGGGTTTTTCTCCTTCCGGCTCACACGCATCCCCGCTTTTCAGTTTCCAGACGAGGAAGAACGGGATTACCCGCCCGTCCCCGGTAAAGCCCTTGCCGTTCTTGTCCATGAAGCAAGTAGACCCGCCGCCATCCATCATGATGGCGTTGTCCCAGCCGGACGCGGCCAGCAAATCCCGCAGCTGTTCCGGCGTCCGCCGGTCCTTGCTCACATAGTAGGCAAACCGCCCGTTCTTGGTGCCGACGGCCGTCCGGGGAGCGCGGTACTTCATATCCGCTCCGCAGGTGACGGGGTAGATCTTCTTCCCGCCGATGATGAGGTGAACGCACTCCATGTAATTCCGGTCCCCATTGGGCACGGTTTTCACGCCGAAGTCCGCCGGGGTGCTCCAGCTGATGGCCCACGCCCGGTAATTGGGGGTCTTGCGGGTCTGCCCGTCTGCCTTCAAATGGCAGGCCGGGGTCTGGTTCCGCAGGAAAATGGAACCATTGCAGATAGCGTCCCCGCCCGCCTCCGCCAGCATCTTTTTCAGGTTGGCCGTGGTGGAGCGGAGACGCTTCCGGTTGAAATAAATCTTGATGAATTGTAGGTCGGAGAGCGGGACGGTGCCCGCTCTCGTGCTCATGTGTGAGCCTCCGTATTCTGTTTCCCCTGATCGCTGGCCTGGCGGATAGCATCCAGCATATTCTTCACAAAGGCCGGGTAGGGGACCCCCATCACTGCCGTATTCTCCAAAATCGACAGCCCCTCGTTTGCGATGAAAAACATACACACTGCGTCCCGCACAAAATCGCTGGATGTGGCCTGATCCAGTAATGCCCCCATCCATACCAGCGCCAGCATGACGCACTTTTTCGCCAGCCCCTTGAACCCGGCGTCGGAACTCAGCGCCCCGGTGCCGCTCTTGCTGGACTTATGCCAGATGGCTGCTACCATCCAGCCGGTGGCGTAGTCCAGCACCATGAAACAGATCAGCACTTTCAGCGCCATATCCCAGCCCCCCAGAGCCTGGGCGATGGCGGAGCCAGCCGCAGCCAGCACCGCCAACACCGTGTTTTTGATGTGTAAAGCGTTCATTGTGTACCTCCTTTCGGTGGTCACACCCGCACGGCCTTCTCAGGACGACCATCCTCGTCGAAGGTAATACGGTAATGGCCTTCCGGCGTCCAAACCTCCTCCTCGGTGTTGGCCTTGGCGGGGTCACGCCGCATGTAATCGTGGAGGTGCTTCACGTCCTCCGGCTCGGTCTCTGCGGGGATAAAGCCCTCGGCCATCTCAGCCTCGGTCCAGTTGGCCACGCCGCCGTCAGGATTCAGGTGGAAGTTGGCCCCCGCCTCCTTCAGCTCCTTGTTGATGGCCTCGATGGTCTTGCCGCTCTTGCAGCCCTCGTTGATGATCTCAGCAAACTTCTTTTCCATAATGTATACCCCTTTCATTTTTTCGGTTGAATCTTCAACCGATTTTAATTTGTTGTTGCCCCACATTCCGACGCGTTTCGACCCGGCCTCTGTGGTATCATCCCCTCAAAGGAGGTGGTCAACATGACCGATGCACAGCGCCAAGCCTATGAAGAACTCTACTACATGACCGTAGAACTTCTGGACGAGCTGGACGAACTCAAGCGTAAAGTCGTCGCCCAGCAGAACGCGTCGGAAGCCCTGTGGGGCCTGCCGGAGGATTGACCTCCGGCTTTTTTAAAAGCAGAAGGCAAAAGATATGCAATACACATCATTCGCACTGATGTAGTCGGCGAGGCCGCTGTTGCTGACCGCGCAGAAACTCGTGTAGTTGCCAATGCGTGGAGAGCGCTGCCACCAGTAGTTCGCGCTACCGTTGTAATTCTTCACCTTGCTGTTGCCTGCCTTATAGTAGGCGTATTGTGTGCCCTCGCCGCTTGCAGAATAGGTGATGTTACCAAAAATCTCAATCTCGCTCAGCAGGAATAGCTTGTCCGCCGTGGTGCTGATGGTGGTGCTCCGGGAACCCTCCGAGGTTAGCTTATTCACCTCTTGGATGCCGTTCTGTACCTCCGTTGGCATCAGCGCCAGAATGGCGGGCAGGTGTGTGCTTCGCATGTCACAGCTCGTCCAGCCGCCGCTGTTGGTGTTGCCACCGTTCATCATCTTTCTGTCCGCGTAGCAGTCGTGCAGCTGGAAGGTCAGCGGAGCCTTGCCGGAACCGTCTGCATAATCGTCATGCCCCTTGCCGATAATGTCGATAGCGTAAGCCGTTCCGTTGATGGTCATAGCTTTCTGGCTTCCCACCACCCAAGTAGCTGGAACCTTGTTCTTGTGGCAAGCATCAATGATTTGTTCCCACGTATTATCCGCAAAGTTCGCCTTGTATGTAACCGGTGCCGTATGCACCTCGCCCTTCCGCAAAAATAAACAGTGTCCCATTAGGCAATCACCATCCCGTTTTTATTGACCGAGAGTGTAGAGGGAAGAATCAAAGCGGGGCGGATGCCGCGCGAGTTGGCTGCGCTGCTGCTGAAGGAGTCGCCATTGGTATAGACGCCCCACACGCTGGCGGCATTGCTGGCGCGCGGGGAGCGGAGCCACCAGGCGGCGGCCGAGCCGTTCAGGTACGCAATACGCTTGTTGTTAGCGGACGTGCCGGTCCCAGACGTAAAGTAGGACAGCTTCGCACCGTCCACCGGGAAGTCTTCGCTGTCGCTGGTCGTGAAGCCAACCTCATAACCACCCAATAGGAAAATCTTGCAGAGTAGACCGTTCGCACCACTCTGGTCAGTGCCGCCAGAACCGCTGTTCTTGCGATACGGGAGCTTGACCTGCTTGATTGCGTCTTTGATATTGCTCTCAAACAGGTTCAGGAACGTGTTGTTCAGGTAGGTGTGGATGTCGCTGCTTTCGTACTTGTTGATATTTCCGCTCTGCCAGACACGGTTCTCGTAGATGTTCTTCATCAGCAGCCAAGTGCCGTTGCAGGAGCTGTCATACAGGATGGAATTAGAAGGGATACCCTGATTAACGATCAGAAAATCAGTTACGGTGCCATTCACGCTTAGTCTGACTGGGGAGCCAACTGCAAGTTCCGAAATAGGCGCTCCTACGGTTGGCTTGGTCATGCCTTTACTCGCCCCGCTCAAAATCACTCTGCCCATCAGCTCACCTCCGCAACAATGGGGATAGACACCGTGTTGGCATCCCCGAAGATCGTAAATTTGATGCCGCCGTCATAGGTCTCTGCGTAGCCGTTGGTGATGTACGTCAGGTACTGGTTTTCCGCCTCCACAAAGGCCGCGTAATCGTCGCTGGTCCCCGCCCCCGTGTAAACGTGGTCTACCGTGGCGGTGTTGGTGGCCTTGACCCCGGCAATGGCAACGCTCTGCGTCTTGATGCCGGTGTTTTCATCCTCCACCCACGTGGTCCCGATGGTGGCGGTGTAGGTCTTGACGGAGGAAATCTCCGGCAGCTGGCTTGCAGGCACTTTGCCGTCTACAAGATCGGCTTTCCCGTTCCATGTTGCCCGGTCGGTGTCGCTGACCTCTTTTGGGTGAACATGGTCTGCCCTGGCTGCCTTGGAGGATGTCCCTGCGCTGGCCGTGCCGGGGGCAGATGGTGCGTCGTCGGAGAGAGATGGTAATTGAATAACGGCAAAATATGAACCCTGTCCGGAGGACGAATAATTTATATTGACCTTGACCAGAGATGCGACCATCCCGACGCATGCAGAGAATTGATACATGTCTACGGATTCCGATAAAGTATAGGAATCCAAAGACATATCAACATCCATGGTGTCAATGACGAGGTGCAATATTACTGGCGTTCCGTTCTGCACAGTTGCCTTTATTTCCGCACGGGTCTTATCAACAGTAACAACTTGTTGCCCATTAACCTCTCCCAATGTGCCATTGATGATAAACTGCTTGCCCGCCTTGCTCAGTGCCTCCCGGATGTCCGCATGGGCGGCAGTGTCTTGGTTATGGGCAGTCACCGCTGCCGCTGCGGTCCCGGATGCCTCTTTCCCATTCAGTGCTTTTCGGATGTCCGCGTGGGCATCAGCGCTCTGGTTATGTGCCGTTACATAGCCCTGAGCCTCCACCTTGGTTGCAAAGTCACCGCCGACAACCGCCTCCGCCTGCTTTGCCCAGTATTTGGCGTTATTCGTGTCCTCGCCGGGGCGGGTCCCGGTGCCGCCTACCGCCCAGCTTTGGGCGGTTTTGCTGGCAGTCTCCGCGCCTGCGGCGCTTCCTGCCGCTACCGCTGCGCTGGCTTGTGCCTGAGACGCGGAGCCGGATGCAGACGCTGCCGCGCTGCTGGCGGTGCTGGCGGCTGTCCCTGCGCTGCTGGAAGCGCTCTGAGCCGTCTTGGCGCTGGCAGATGCGATCTCCGCACTCTGCGCCGCTGCATTGGCCTGCGCGGTTGCTTGGGCAACAATGCCGGTGTTCTCGTCGGCTCGTGCCTGCTCCGCCGCCGCTCTCTGTGCTTCCGCTTCCACCCGGCTGTTCTCCGCCGATACCCGCTTCTGTTCGTCCTGAACCCGGATACTCTCCGCAGATGTCCGCCCCTGCTCAGCGGTGACACGGCTTGCCTCAGCGGATGCTCTGCCGCCCTCGGCAGTGACGCGGCTGCTTTCGGCGTTCCTGCGCTCCGATTCTGCGGAAGCACGGGCTGTTTCCGCCTCCCCGCGTCTCGTTTCCGCCGCCTGCCGGTCTGTTTCGGCGTTGGCTCTGGCTGTCTCCGCTGTCTGTCGGGCGGTTTCCTTGCTCTGGCGGGTACTCTCTGCGCCGGAGCGTGCCGTCTCCGCAGACTGCCGGGCAGTTTCGGAGGAATCCCGGGCTGTCTCTGCTGCCTTACGGCCTTCCTCGGCGGTCACGCGCCCCTGCTCTGCCGCGACACGCGCCGCCTCCGCCTGCTTGCGATCCTCCTCCGTGGCGTCATCCGTCAGAACCGCCGGAATCAGGGTCTCGTTGATGTACTTCTTGATGATGTTGCCGGATTCATCGAACTTGGCTTTCAACTCCGCACTGGTCAAACCGCCTACGTCGTTCGGCTCATCATCCAATTTCTGAATGATGTTCAGATCGCCGTCCAGCAGTTGGATTTCCAGATTGGAGTTGGCTACCACGTTCAGATCCGCTGTCAATCGCTTCTCCATTTAAGCACCTACCTCCGTTTTCGGCACTTCGCCGGTCTCGTTGATTTTCCGCTGCAACTGGCCGTACCCGGCCCCGCCCCGAATGGGGACGGCTTCCTCTTCGGTAACAGGCTGTTCGCCCTCTGCTCCCGGCTGACCACCCATCATGGCACGTTCCTGCTGCTGGAGGGCTTGGATCAGCGCCTCCTTGTCGGTGATCTGTCCAGCAGGCAGACGCTTCAGATACTCCACCGTGGAGATCTTGCCCTGCATCAGCAGGTTATCAAGGGTCTGCATGGCGGCGATTTCGCTCCAGTAGGAAGCCGCGCCCGCATCCAGTCCGATGGTGAAGGGAATCTCCTTCAGGATGGAGAAGTCAAAGGGAACCACCAATTTGCTGCTGTCATAGGGGTTGGAGATCTCCACATACCGCTCTCCGTAGTATTCGCCCATGAACTCCATGTAGATGCGGCCAAGATCCTCAATACTCTGCAAAAGGTTCTGCTTCGTCAGCTCCATAGGCGTTGCCGCCGCCCGCTGCAAGGCGATAATGGCGGAGGTGTTGTCCGGCCGGGTATCGCCCAGCGCCACGTCCGATGCGCCGAGGAACTTCTGCGTGTAGCTGATGGCAATGTCGATAAACTGGCTGATCTGGGGGGAGATGCTGGCCGGGTCAATGATCTTCGCCACGCCCTCCACGCTTCCGTTTACCGGGATAGCCCCGCCGATCTTGTTGGTCCATTTGGCTACCTTGGTGGAATCATATACCACCTTCGGATAGGCCAGTGTCATGAGGGAGATCATGGACATGGCAAACAGCTTATTCACAAAGATCTGGTTGGGCAGCAGACCGGTAATCATCGCCTGTCCGTGATAGCAGTCCTGCACATAGTCCCAGTTCATCCACGTCAGGGGATACAGCTTGATGCCGAGGTCCAGATCGCCCCGGATCTCCGCTTGCCGGGTGCACTCGTAGGCGTGGACGGTGCCGGTCTCGTCATCCTTCCACAGCCGGAGCAGCACCGTCACCTTGTTCCCGCTGCCGCTCATGGAATCCATGTAGTTGTTTCCGCAGTCCTTGTTGTCCGGCTGGATCTCGTCCGGGTCCTTGCCGTACCGCTTGGCTCGCTTCCGGGCTTCACTCAGCAGCATCCGCCGTTCCAGAATGATGTAGGGCTGGCTCTGCACGTCCCGGTTGTTGGGATTGCCGAACAAAACCTGCGTATTCATCAGGACTTCCGTGCGGATGGCCCCCTTGCTGGCCTGTCCGGTCTCCGCCGTATCGTCCCAGTAGGTATACATGCAGCCGTCACCGTCCACGGCGGCATTTCTGGTATACTCCCGGATGCGCCCGCCGATGCTGTTGCGCTCGAAGATGGACGCGAACTGATCGTTGAGAATGTCGGCCACCAGCTCCAAGGTCTGCGTGTTCCGCTCCCCGCTGGAGGACATGGCCCGCGCCCACAGCTTCAGGTTATCCGTGGAGATATTCGCCACGGAAAACAGCACCACCCGCTTCAGAAAGTTGAATACGGGGGTGGGGAGGCCGTTGCTCTGGACGCCCTCCCACTGCTTCAAGGTTGTTATCGCAGAGGCTTTTTATCCCCTGCTTCTCATGGTTTCCCATGAGTTCAGCATATCTTTTCACTCGGTCTGAGTGCCCCCGCCTCGTGGTGGCTGATAGCGGTTCACGCCCTGCCACTATGCGTTGCGGCTGGCTTACATTCCTGTAAGCCTTCACCTCTGATTAGCTTGCGAGACTTATGATTTTTATTTGCCCTCGCTGTGTTTTCACTGCGAGTGATCCACCGGCAATTTTCAGGGCAATACCCATCATTGGGGTCAATGCGGTCAATGGTCAGGTCATCCGCGTATCCATGGTGCAGCGCCCACGCCTTGAACGCCTCGTAGCTGCCCCATTCCTCACACACACGAACGCCCTTTCCACCGTATAAATAGTAGGCCTCATGATTTGCGTTGCTGCACCGCTGCCGCATCCCGCTCCATATCGTGTAAAGGCGCGTTCTGTGGTCATGGCTCTCTCCGTGTAACGTATTCTTTTTCCCCTGTGCTTTTGCCGTTTCTCGACGCAAGCACCCGCAAGAGGATGTATTTCCGCTTCGGAGGTTATTCCCGGTGGCAACAACCACCAGCCCACAATCACAGGCGCACTTCCAATATGTCTTGTGGTTTTGTAAGCGGTCGAATCCCACAACAACTAAGCGCCCATATCTCTTACCGGTTAAATCAATCATATTCATCCTCCATTAGATGTTTTGTCTCGTTTAGCCTTCCAGCTTTTTTCGGGGGTTTTACATCGGCAAGCCTTTACCGATGAAGAAGTTTTCGTTTGTCTCTACACAATCGTACAGGTCTATCCCGGAATTGAAATTCACCCCGGCAGCGTATTCCTTTGCCACTTGCTCCGGGGCCATGATGCCTTTGCTCATAACACCACTCCTTTACTTGACATTGCCTGTGTATCGCAGCTGCACGTCCGTCTCCAGAACCGTTGCGGTAGACGATGCCGATTTGCTCTTGAATACCAGCTTGTAGAAGGTGGCCTTCTTCACCTTCATCTTCACCCGCCGTACCTGCGGCTTTCGGTTGGTGCCGAAAGACCAGTGGGCGAAGTCCGCATGGGCAAAGGTGGCAAGGCCGGAGGACACGATTTTCTCCGGGTAGTCGCTGCGGCGGTTGGTCTCCACCGTCACATGCACCCGCGCGTTGCTCTCCGGCTGGATTGCCACGAAAATAAGCGGGCTGTATTTCAGCACCCAGTCCCGGTCAAAATCCATGGATCCGGTAGCGGCGTAGGCGTCAATGTCCTTGCCGTCATCGTTCCGGTACTGCCGGGAAAGATGCACCACGCCGCCGTCAGGCCGGAAGCCGTAGGTCTCCAGCCCCACCTCCACCATGGCCCGGAAGCTCAATCCGGTGTAGAGATACCATGCGTCCGCGCCGTAGTTCAGGATCAGCGCCTTGTCTCCGTACATCCACCAGTATTCCTGTGCCGATTTCCGGTTGAAGGTCCGGGTCTCTGCCATATCAAAGCCTTGCAGCGTCACTTCTACCCGGTCGGAGATCCGTTCCGCGTTCCGCTCGTCAAAGGTGATATTGCCGCTGGTGGATACGCTCCGCCACCGGTACACCGCCTGATCGTCCAGAGTAAGGGGGTTGTTCTCCAGAATGTCCACCTGACCCGGAGCCTTGTTGCCGAACTGCCGGTTGACAGGGGTCACGTAAAACGCCGCCGTGGTGACGTCCGTAGCCGTTACCAGCGTGGAATAGCTCATGGAGTAGGTAGCGTCCTGCTTGAATACCACCAGCCGTGCGTAATGGCGCACCATGCCGGTGATAGGCGTGTTGGCCTCGCCCACCTCCGCCTCGTACAGATCCGGGAAGTATTCCGCCGAAGGCTTGCCAGTGGCGGAATCAATGCCGGAGTAAATGGTCTTGTTGGTGCCGTCTCCGTATAGAAACACGCGGCTGTCCGTCTGGCCGTTGTAAAGCTCGGAGAAGCGCATCCCCGTTACCTGCGCCCGCTCTCCGTTGCCGCTGCGGTAAATCAGCTCCAGCGTGTTGACACCGGCGGCTGGAGCAGGGGTGATGGTGAAAGTCCGTGCCTTCAGGTCGGGGGTAAAGGTCTGCGCCTTGTCTCCGATCTTCACGGAGATGATCTCGTCCACCGTCTTTTCCGGGATGTGGAAAACCGTCTCCTTGCCGTCGGGGGAATACAGCACCTTCCGCTTGCCCGTCAGCCGGTTCACGTTTTCCAGCAGGAACCCACCGCCCGCAGGCGTAGTTGCGTTCATCACCGTGGGGATATAGCCCTCCACCGCCGCAAAGCTGCTGTTTTCCTTGCCGTCCCAGCTCATGTATTCATGGCCGTTCAGCAGGTAAACCTTGTTGGAAAACCCGAAGAACGAGGTCTGGTCCTGCGTACACTGGCCCACAACCTTGGTTGTTGCCGCTGCCGGGTCCAGGGAGAAGATCAGCCCGCCGAAGGCGGCAAGGGTCCGCTGCTTGCTGTCTACCACGCCCTCCCACGCGCCGGAGAAAACCGGGTTTGCTGTGGGGGCCGTGTGGCCGCTCTCCGCACACCATGCGTCCCATGCCGTTTTCAGGTTCAGGACCGTCTTAGTGCCGGGGCGCAGCTGCAAGTGCTTCTCCCGCGTTACACGGAAGTTCCGCATCTTGCTCATTTCGCCGTTCTTGATCTTGGTATCCCCGTCCGGGTTCTCGTTCAGGCCCAAAAACTGGTGGATCTTCAACACCTGAATATCGTTGCTGGATGTGATTTGAGCCATCGTCTGGGCCTCCTTTATCCGTAGGATAGATAACCGGCGGTCATTTCCCCGCCCGTCATTACGTCATCGTAGTCCTCGCCCTCATCGAAATCGTCCACGATCTTTTCCACGGTTTTCTGCGCGCCCAGAACGCGGGTGACACAGAAATACCGGGCAGCGTCGCAGATATGGGTGATCTCGTGGGGCTCCGTGGCGCAGTCCGAGGGGTTTTTCTCGTCATGCTGGATGGAGGGCAGATTGCGGATCAGGCCCACGCAATTTTCCGTCACCAGCAGTCCGGGCCGGTCCGTGTCGCTCTTCATGGGCTTCAGCAGCTCCTTGACGGCCATCCATCCTTGAACGCGGTTGTTGCTGGCTTTCAGCAGTCCTAACCCGTACTGTGCGAAGATCTCCGCCATGCTCCGCCCGCTGTCCTTCTGCCGGTTCCACATATCCGGCGGGGCAATGGTAAACTCAATGTGTTCTTCCGGCGGGGTTAGGGCATTTGCCAGCTTTGCCGCTTCGCTGACGATCAAGCCGCTTTGCTGTACCTCCCGGTACACATAGGCCCGCCCCTCAAAGTCCACCGCCACCCAAAGGCAGGCGAACATATCAAGGCCGTAGTCGAACGCCCGGTATTTCTTCCACTCCCGGGGCACCCGTACAAAAGGTGCGATCACATGGGTTTCTTTGCGGAACTCCGGGAAGAACGTGCCTGCCATGGCGTTCCAGTCACCGTAACGCCACGCCCGCCGCACATCCTCCGGCAGCAGGTCCAGCATTTGCTTGTACTCCGGGGACGCCTCCAAAAGCTGGGGGTTATCGTCCACCGTAGCGGGGATAAAGGTGTAATCCTTGGCCTTTTCCCCCTCCCGGTATTCCCGGTCCACGAACAGCCGCTTTACCCACAGGTGGCCGATGCCGCCGGGGTTGCAGGTCAGGTACATCCGCCGAGGGAACTTGGTCGCACCTCGCAAGCACGCGCCCAGTGTGCGGAACTGGGATTCCGAGAACTGAGTGGCCTCCTCCATGAAGATCCAGTCAAACTCAAGGCCCTGGTATTCCTGATCGTCTCCCGCGCCGTAGTGGCCGAACTTGATAATGCTGCCGTTGCAGAAGAACATCATCCGCATACTGCCGTTGTAGCTGCCCACCTCCGACGGGATCAGCTTTTGCATGGGCAGGATGATGTTCTGCTCCAATTCCGGGTACTCCCGGCGCACGATCAGGATCTTGATGCCGGGGTAAGTGAGCGCGCCGCCTGCTGCCTTCCGCAGCAGAACGTGTGTCTTGCCGCCGCCTCTGGCACCGCCGTAAGCCGTGTACCGGCTCCGGGACTGGCAGAACTGCTTCTGTTTGGGGTTCAGCGTCCCCAAATCCACCTGTACCGTTCCGCCTGCTGTCTGTTTATATCGAGGCATAACCGCTCCTTATATCTGGCGGACGGGCCGGGTTCATGCACCCGCTCCGTCCATATAGGCGGGAAGGGGCCGCAGCCCCCTCCCATGAGATCATTCGTAATCCTTGGTGCCCTCGATGCCCACGCAGCCGTCCTTGGTGGCCACAGCCCGCAGGGTCTGACCGGCGGTCAGGGTCACAGCGGCGGTGTAGACCTCGGCGGTGGTGGAGTACCGGGGGTTGGTGCCGTCGGTGGTGTACTTGAACACCACGCCGGACACGGCGGTGATGCTGACAGCATGGCCGGTAATAGACATCACGGGTGCCGCCAGAACCGCAGCATTGCCGCAAACGGCAACACCGTCGCCCTTGGCGCCCAGCACGAAGCTGTCATAGTAGGTCACGCCCTGCACCACGGGGCCGGAATAGCCCTGCACCTCGGTCAGGATGTTGTACTTCTGGAGCTTCACAGGGTCCACGGTGCAGCCCTTGTGCTTGATGAAGAAGTACACACCGGCGGGCATGTAGCTGGTGGGGATGGGCTTCACGCGGCAGCCGTCGAACTCGCCCACAACGCCCTTTGCCAGAGCCTCCTTGCCCAGAGCGTCCACGCCGATGTAATCGGGCATCTGCTTGAGCAGCTTGTAGTACTCGGTGGCGATGTAGAGGGTGCGGCCCTCCAGAGGCACCAGCGCGTCGGTCATCTTCGCGTTCAGGTCGATGATGAGGCCGCCGATGGTGGCCTTGGTGGGGGCGGTAGTTTCCTTGACGGCGATGTTCGCGCCCATGATCCATTTCTTGATGCGGTGCTTGTCCATGCCGGGGATGGTCACCTCGTCCAGCTGACGGCGCAGAGCGCTGCCTGCGGACTTCTGGATGGCCTGATCGGTCTGATCCAGCGCGTCAATGGTGAAGGAGAAGGCGGGCTGCTGTTCGCAGGTCATCTCCTGAAGGGTGTCGCCCACGTCATGGACTTCGCCAAAGCGGTTGGAGCCGCTGCGGGTGTACTGGGTCTCGGGCACGGTGTTCACGCTGCCAATGCGAATGGTGCGGCTGTTGGGATTCAGCCAGGAATAGCTGTTGCCGCAGTCATCGGCGGTAATGGAGGCCTTCTTGAAGCGCTCCGCGATCTTGGTTGCGTACTTAATTGCGTAGTTGATAGCCATAGGTAAAAACCTCTCTTTCATTCGGTTTCCCCATAGGCAAAAGAGCCGTTACATGGCACTGTCAAAGGCGTCTCCGAAATCGTCCCGCGTCTTGGAGTTGTCCCCGGCGCTTCTCATGCTGCCGGTGGAGCGCTCCGCGTTCCGCTGGTTCTGCTGTACGGAGGCGGTCTCCCGCTTGGCGTCTGCCGCGTCCTGCCGCGCCTGCTGCACGGCGTACCGGGCGTAGGCGGCTACCAGAGAAAAGCCGTTCCGCACGTCTGCCCACACTTGAGGTGGGATGCTGTTGGGGTCCTTTGCTGCCTCGGGGAATGTCTGTTGAAATTCCTGAATGTCCGCCTGTCGGCGGCTTGCCGCCTCGGCCTCGGCCCGCTGGGCCTGCGCCATGGCGTCCTGCTGGGCCTGCCGCTCTGCTTCTGCGGCGGCCACAACGGCCTCCCGGTCCTCAAGCTCCACGGAGCGCCGTGCGTCCGCTTCACTCAGACCCTCGGCCTGCTTGGCCTGCGCCCGGAGCATGGAAATATATTCCTTGGTGTTCAACCCCTGCTGGTTTGCAAAGCGGTTGACCATCTCCATCACAGGCTTAAACTCGTCATACTGGCTGCGGATGCGGTCGTAGTCCATGCCCTTCTGGGCCAGTGCCACCATTTCCGCTTCGTTGGCCTGCCGCACCTCGCCCATGTGCCGCAGTTCCCATGTCTGGGGCCGTGCGTCCACGGTCTCCGCCTCGGTCTGCTGCGTCTGGGCTGCCTGTTCCGCGTCTGCGGGAGGCTCGGTGCCCTCTTCCGGCGTCTCTGCGCTCTCACTGGGGTCCTCGACAGGCGTTTCCTCGCCAATCTCCACCGGCTCTACGGTCTCCTCCGGCTGGTCTGCCGTCATCTCCGCGCCGCCTTCCCAATCGTCCAAAAAGGCGTCCGTAGTTTCGGGCTCCTGTTCGGGGATCTGGTTCATGTTTTCGTCCATATTGGCCTCTTTCCCCGGCCTGGTCTGGCCGGATCTTTGTATTTTCAAAGCCTGGTCTGGCTTTGTTGACAAAATAAAAACGAGACCACAAGAAACGGCTTTCGCCGTTCTCATGGCCTCGTTGGGCTCTCGTTTTTATTCGGTTTTCAGGGGGAAGGGGACGTCTGTATCCAGCTCCCGCCCCTCAAAAATGGTGGGATAGTGGCTCACCTTGCATCTTCGGCAGTAAATAGGCGTGTTGTAGATCACACTGCCCGGTTCGATGTGCTGAAGCGCTTTCCCGCAGATAGGGCAGCGGTAGACCCACGTCCCATCTACCACCATGCCCCAAACTCCCCGTGTTCAATGCCGCCGTACAGGTTTTCCACGTCACCGATCACGCTGGGCAGGCTCTGGCGGCACAGTTCCAACTGTTCCAGAAACGTCTGCCACAGGAAGTTGGCTCTGCTGGGATCCTCCTCCAGCAGCAGCAGACCTGCAAGACCGTAGGGCAGCGCCCCGGTGCAGATCCGCTCATCCAGCGCCACCTCGTCCGCCATATCCGCCACCTTGGGGCAGATAGGCCGCTTGCCGCCCGCCGCTTCCAGCGCTTCCCGGTAGTTGTCGCTGTACGGAAACGCACGGTCCAGCACGCTGTTCAGCAGAGAAACGGTCCGCAGCTTGTACTCCTTGGTGTCCGCCGTGTCCGTGGAGCCGGTGGATTCGTTCTGGGAATCCATCAGGTGGATGGCGATGTCGAAAATCTGCTGTACCGTAACCGCCATATCACACCTCCCGCCCCTTCAGGCTGGCTTTCATGGTGTTCAGATCGTAGGTCATCAGGTTGTCAATGCCCTGCTCCACGCTTTTCTGCCGGTCCGTAGGCTCTTCCGCCTCCGGCTTCTCCGGTTCCGTGGGGGAGGGGGCTTTGATCTCCCGCAGCAGCCGCAAAATCAGCACTGCGCATACGGCAGCGCCCATGCTGGCCGCACCGCAGATCAGGGATAAAACCAAAATCAGGCCGTTCACCTCGCCGCCTCCTCACTTGAAGTCGCTTGCGTCCACGCCGTCCCCGAAGGTCACGTTCACGCTGATGTCCTGGCGGGTCTCCTGCTTGTCCTGATAGCCGCCCAGACGCTTCTGTTTGTTCAGAAAAATGCCTCGCGTCACCATGCCCTTTTCCTGATAGATAGGGCTGGTGTCGATCTGCTCCTGAATCCGCTGATAGGCCAGCCGCACGTAGTAGCTCATAACGCAGCGGGGATCGTCGATCTCCTCATTGCCCGCTTCAAAGGCTTCCACCTGCGCTTCGACCACCTCTGCCTCCCGGCCATCGTTGTAGTCGTAATACCCCTGAAGCCGCTGAACCGTCCATCGCATCGCATTGGCAAGGCCCGCCTCGCTGTATGCCTGCTCCAGCCGGTCCTGCGCGTCAAAGTATTCCTCAGACTGCTTCAGGAACGCCTTGATCTTCTCAATCGTCTGTTTCCTGTGGGCCGCGGCGGCCTTCTTGTTCATGTTATCCATGTGCGCCTTGCGCTCTTCCGCAGTGGGATTTTTCTTCTGATAAGCCATGCCCCGGCCCCCTCTCACAAAAAATTCTGGCGGTCCCGGCAGGGATCGAACCTGCGACCCAGCGGTTAACAACCGCTCGCTCTTCCAACTGAGCTACGAAACCATGCTCCGGTGGGCTGTTCGTACCCACCGGGCAACAGGAAAGGAACTGAAGGTGAAAACTGGCGTCTGACATAGGAGGCAGGCGGGTTCTATCCCGCCAACTTCATTCAAGCATATTTCGTCAAGCGGACACAATGGGTTTCAGTTATTTTCGTAATGTTCTACATAAAATCCCCCACCCTCTTTTTCCGCCACCCCCAGAGGAAGCACCGGCATAGCTCCCCGCAGATGTCTTGCAAGTTCTTGGGGGGGGAGAGGGGATGTGTGCATATAGCCCTATACCCTGCGCGAGAGACACCCCCTGTTTTTCCGCTACCCCCCTAACCCCCTGCTCTCTGGTCTCTACCTCTGGCCCCCTGACCCCCAGCCGGTGAAGCCTCGGCCCGTCCTGATGGAATCAGCCCCCAGCCGGAGCAGCCAACAGGAATTGCCAGACCGGGAGAGGAAATACACAGAATCGACACAGCAACAGCCGAAGCCCAGCAGTCCCAACGGAAATATTTAAATGCCCCTTAAATCTCACCGGGAAAGGGTAATCGCGCCAATCTCGCAATAGCTCCGAATATCTCGTAAATGCTCCGTTTTGCTCCTGTTTTCTCTCGTTCTCTCGCGTTTTTTATTCGCCGTGTCTCCTTCTTCCGGTACTCTTTCGGTGGAAGCAAGTATATATATAATCTCTCTGTGAGTATTAGATGCTTATTAGACGCTTATAACACACTCTCACTCTCATATTCTCTCCCCCCTATAGTCCCCCCTCCCCTTCTCTCCCTCTCTCGCTGTGCCGCTGCTGCTGCCGCCCCGCCCCCGCTCACAAAAAGAAAAGCGCCGGGGGTGTTATCCCTCGACGCTCTGCGCTCGTTACAGCTTATCCCGGATCGCCTCAATGATCCAGGCGTTGACGCTCTGGCCTGCGGCGGCTGCTGCCGCTCTGATCTGGGCCTTGGTTGGTGGCTCTGTCTTACTCGTCATTACCACGATGCGTTCTTGATTTTCTTTCTGCCATATATTCCGCCGATCTGGCTTTCTTTCCTCCATTGTTTCACCGCCTTTCTTGTGCTACATTATACAAAATCGCCGCAAATCATGTCCATGACAAAATTGCACAAAAAGTCATGGCAATGATTGTTGATTTTGCCTGCTTGACAGCGTCATGGAAATGACGTATTATTAAGGCACACAAGGCGATCACGACAACGCCGGGGGATGAGCAAATAAAACCAGAAAAGACGAGATAAAATGCTCAACCTCGACAAACTCGACAACGAGGGCAAACCGCAGAGAGAAGCAAAAGCAAAAAGAAGCCCCGGCCAGAGTTCCAGCACTGACCGAGGCACGCCCCAAACTCAACCTCAACGAAAAGAAAGGAGCCTTATTATTATGGCACAGTATTTTGAGAATGTAAAGACCTTGGACGAGCTGAAAAAGCAGTATCGCCGCTTGGCTATGAAGTATCACCCCGACATGGGCGGCAGCACTGAGGCCATGCAGCAGATCAACGCCGAGCATGACGCACTCTTTGAAATGCTGAAGAAGCAGCACAACGCCAGCGCGGACGAGTACCACCAGACCACCGAAACCGCCGCCGAGTTCCGCGACATCATCGACTTTCTGATGAAATTTGATGATCTGGAAGTTGAGCTGGTCGGCTCCTGGGTGTGGTGCGGAGGCAATACGAAGCCCCACAAGGACGAGCTGAAAGCCGCCGGTTTCCACTGGTCCCAGAACAAGGCAAGATGGTATTGGCATCACCCCGAAGAGGGCCGCAAGTGGAGACGTGGCAAGGCCACAATGGACGAGATCCGCCGGAAGTATGGAAGCCAGATTTTCAGCGGCGGGCGTGAAGATAGCGCATTTGAGAAAATCGGGGCGGCCTGCTGAGCCGCCCCCCCAGAAAGGAGAATTGAACATGAAGAAGTTGCACGTTTACACCGTCTACATGGATGACGGGGACGCATTCAAGGTCACCGTCCCGGCAGAGAGCGAATCCGCCGCAAGAAAATACGTTGCCGGAAATGGTGACGTGATCGCCGTAAAAGATGCCCCCTTGCAGGACATCGACACCGGATGCCTGGCCGACACCCTCCGCCGGGACGGATGGGGCCAGATGGAAATTGACGTAATCACCCGCACCCTTGCCACCGTTGGCCTGGAGCGATAACAGAAAGGAGCATGAACCATGATCCAGATCAAAAATATTTTCGATAGCCTGCGCGACGATGTTTTAAGCGGCAAAATGACGCTGAAGGAAGCCGCCGCGGAGCTTTACAGAAGCGGATGCACGAACTTCATCGATGAGGAAGCCACGCGCCGCCGGTTACATTTGGCCGACTGACACCACCGCCCGCCCCGGAGGTAACGAGGGCAGAAAGGACAGCACTATGGCCACGACCGCAGCCCCCACAAGATACACACTCAACCACGACGGGACCCTTGAAAAGTGGTACTTGCATCATGACGACGGCGAGATCGTTTATCTTCGGAAAACCCCACGTCCAAAGTGGAACTGTTGCATGAAGGAATTTCCCGCCGCCGATGTCTACGAAACATACCGCGCCGCAAGGAAGGCGCAGAAGGGAGCGCCCCATGAGCTATCTTGACCTATTCCAGCGCTACGGCAACCCCAGCCGGGAAGCGGAAATACGGCTGACCGCCTATCTGCTCCGGCCCGACGTCCTGACCGCCGACCGTATCAAGGCCCACGATGACAGCGCCGCCCGGATGATTGCCCGGTGTAACGAGCTGATCGGCCAGCTGACCGAGTACCGCGCAGCCTTGGCGGAGCGATACGCCGCCCTTGCGACTGCCACATACCGTGACCGGCTGGAGCTGACCCGCGACCCCGGTTACAGAGGCAAGCCGGTAATCTACTTTGTGCGGATCGTACGCACTTATGAGGACGGCACAACGGAGCGCGTTTTGGACGAGAAATATTTCGGCACGGAGCGCCGGAAAGCCTTTGCCCGGTTCGCGGAGCTGAAGCACCAGCGCCCCGGCATTGAGACCATGCAGGACACTGAAAAGCGCAGTTGGGAGCGTTGACAACCGAAAAAGAACAGCGGCCCGGAGCCATCCGAGCCGCTGATTTTTTATGCCGTTTTCGCCATGCTTCACAGTACGTTCACAGTATAGCCAAAAATCCCCTTGAAATCCCAATAAAGTGTTAACAGACGGTTATTTATTCACCCTCTACACCACATTACACCAGTCTGCACAAAAGTCCATCAAACCGCGCAGTTTCAACGCTTCCGGCGTTTTTTAGAATTGCACTTTGATGTAACCTGATGTAGAAAAATTGAATAAAAACTTCACAGTAACTTCACAGTTGCGAGACGGGTTTCTCGTCAAAATACGCCGTCAGCTTTTCGGCTGCCGTCTGCCGCCGGTCTTGCCTGAGGTGGGTATAAACCGCCTCCACCACCTCCGGCGTATCGCCCAGCAGCCCAGCCGCCTGTCTGGGGTCAAGCCCCGCCTCATAACAGATCGTCGCAAAGCTATGCCGGAAGCAGTGCGGCGTGATGGGGAAGGTCTCCACCGTTTCGCCGTTTTCGTCCTGTTGGATCTGATTCAGCCCGATGTCCCGGCAATAGTGCCGCCACTCTCTCATGATCTCATAGGACGTCATATAGCCCCCATCGCCACCGGGGAACAGCAGTCCGATCCGGTTTTTCGGTAGCGCCTCCGCCAGAGGCGGCAGCAGGGGAATATCCCGCAGGCCGTTATCCGATTTCAGGTGATTTTCCAAAACCGGCTTTGTGGTTGCGTAGTTGACTTTCTTGTCAATGTGGATCACACCGGCTTTGCGGTCGATGTCCCGATACGTCAGCGCCAGCGCCTCGCCCCGGCGGCATCCGGTGTACAACAACAGGTAGCCGAACAGCCACCAGCGGGCCGTCTTGGCCTCGCCCGCCGCCCGGACGGCTTCCTCCTGCTTTTCCGTCAACGCCTCCCGCTTTTTGCAGGGCAGGCCCCGGCTCTTCTTCACCTCCGCCGCCGGACTGATCCGAATATCGCCCTTGATAACGGCATGGGTGAAGATCATCCGGCAGACGGCAAGCTCAATGCCGACGCTGTTTGCGCTGCGGCCCTGCGCCTCAAAACGCTTGATGTAGTTCCGCACATCTACCGGCTCGATCTCCGACGCTCGCCCCGGAAACGCCTCTTTCAGCCGCTTCACGGCGTAGCTGTATACCCGCCGGGATGATTCGGAGATCTCGCTCTCGTGTTCCCTCTCCCATTCATCCGCGATCACCGGGAAATTCCGGCCCTTCTCCGCCTCCAGCTTGTACTCTAAGATCTTGCGGTCGACCTCTCTGTCAGTCTTGCCGCGAAAGGCTACCCGCTTGCCGTTGATGGTGCGGATCGCCTCGTGCAGTCCGTCCTTGCGGACGCCATATTTACTTTTCTTCGCCATTTTTTCCTATCCTCCTGTTGCATCGCCAGGGGGATCGTGCTATACTGTGATTGATCCTCCTTTGGCTTTGTCGTGATTGCGATTGGTGGGTTTGCCGTCTGAGTGTTCCAGCACTCAGGCGGCTTTTATTCTATGTAACGGATCGCGCCCCAGGCCCCGTGAGTAGCGTCCAGATAGAGCAGCAGCAGAAAAATCAAAAGGAACGTGAGAATCCCGAACAGGACCCGTTTCTCCCTCTGCTGCTGGCGGATCAGCCGCCGCAGATCGTCAATGTGCGCGGCGTAAATGCCCCGGTCATCGTCTTGCTCGCTGTTCCGCAGCACCTCCAGAATCTTTTCGGCCACATCGTCCGGCGGTTTCGCCGCGCCGGAAATGTAACGCGATACCATGCTTTCTGATGCATTGCACTGCTCGCCGATTTCCCGCAGGGTCAGCGGGCTTTTCATGCGCATTGCCCTCGCCTTTTCCGAAAAATTCACCGTTTCCCCTCCTTGAAAGTTTTTTGCAAGGAAAATCCTCCCTTTGAATTGGACTTTCCTGCTAAATGGGTCTATCGTTCTCATAGGCCCACTCCCCTTTCCCCGGTCCCGCTTCGGCGGGCCGGGGTTTCAAATATCGAAAGGAGCGACACCATGACAGACCTTGAAATCCTGTTGGCATTGCGTTCCCTATCCCCGGAAAAGCAGGTGCTTGCTATTCAAGCCCTGCAAGAGCTTCTATTATCGCAACGATCCGTTCCCGGTCCTCCGGTGAGAGATTGTGGATCATCGTGAGCAGCCTTTTATCTTCTGCGTTCAGCCCGTCTCCATTCGTGGGGGCGGGCTGATTTTCGTCTATCAGATATGAAGGCTGCACGTCAAACAGCTTTGCCATTGCTTTTATCTTAGATGTTGGTATATCGTCGACCCGGCCGCACTCCCATTTGCTTACAGCATTGGTTTTTACCCCCAGCTTTTCGCCTAATTCCGTTTGTGTCAAGCCGAGGGCTTTCCGGTGCAGCCGGATCTTGTCCCCTATTGTCATCGCTTCTTATCCTTTCCGTTTGTTATCTTAATAATACCATATTTTTTTAAAAAGTCAATAAAAATATCTTGACAAGATGAAATAAATGAGTATAATGAAATTATCTTGAAAAGATGAATTGAGGTGACAAAAATGAACGCAAATATGTTGAAGGGACGCCTCCGCGAAAAAGCCATGACACAAGCCGACCTTGCCCCTCAAGTTGGCCTGAGCCTGTCCAGATTCAACGCTAAGTTAAACGAAACTGGCGGTGCTGAGTTTTCTCTTGGCGAAGTCCGAGCGATCAAGCGCGTTTTGGATCTGGACCAGGAGCAGACGGAGCAAATTTTTTTCTCCTGAAATTATCTTGAAAAGGTGAATTATCAGCACTTAGAGCAAGCCGTATACCCCCGGCTTTTGGCGTTGTCCAGTGAGATGGGGATACAGCTCTTGCGCAAATACTGGCAACCGCTCCGGTGGTACTTGCTGCCTGTATTGGTGATATACACCGTCACAGACTGCGGCTCCGAGATTTCCGGGGTGCTTATCCCATTGGACGAACTGCTTGAACTGCTGGCCGTGGATGCTGCCGACTTAGCTGACGCTTTCCCTTCCGATAAGCCCTTTGAATACCCGGAATTGTATCCAGCCTTCTGCCCATCATCGTAGCCATCGTTATACCCGTCATTGTAATCATCGTAAGAATTGGCCTGGCTGTATAGGCATTTAACGCATATATACGAGCTATCATCCAATTCGACAAGATTCTCAATGCTTTTTCGTTCCTCGCACTGAACGCAGTATTGCGTATCCTTTTCTGCGCAGCCTTCGCAATACCCATCAGCGCCGCCATCATCCGGATCATATCCCCGTTTGCAATCTAAGCAAATTTGATACCCTCGTTTTTCAAAACAGGTGGCGCACACATGTTCACCGCTCGCCAAGTCGATCCATCTGGTCACAGAATCCCAGCATTCGCAGCAATCGACCCGTTCCGCATTGAGAGAGCTGCACCCTGTCAAAACAAGCAACGCAGCAAACCCAGCCAGCAACTTTTTAATCTTCTTCATCCAAATCCCTCCTGAGGTGTTATTTATGCAAGAACGCCCAAATATTCCCGATATGCTCCACAAGGAGCGTGACCCCTGCGACAGCCAGCGCCTTGAAAAGCTCGAAAAGAAGGTCCGAACGCTTTACACGCTTTTCTTCGGCTTTCTTCTCGGCCACTTCCTTGGCCTGCTGCTGTTTCCGTGAAGCGTCCGCCAATTCTCTGGCGTATTCTTCAAATTCCCTCTGCACCGTATATCCCCCCCTTACCCCCCAACATACACCAATTCACACCAACTTGCAATCGCAATCACGACAAAACCAAAAAAGGAGGCCCCTATGGTCAACGATTTTTACTATGACAATCTGGAACAGATCCTCGCCTTTACCGGCGGGCGAAATCTTCTGAACATCAAGGACGTCAAGGCGTTCACCGGCATCCGGGATCCCCGCACCGTCAGAAAGCGCTATCCCATGGACGCCAGCGGCCATATCTCCGCCGCCACGCTGGCCCGGCAACTCTGCGGAGGTGCCAGAAAATGAGCAAGCTCAACCTCTGCGGCTTCAAGCCGGACCCAAAGCCGCCCGCGCCGCCGGAGCTTGGTGCCCGGTGCAGTTTCCGCCTTTGCCTGGGCGACGCTGAGCACCCAACCCGCACCGGCACCGTTTCCTACATCAACATTCCGCACCGCTGGTTTCTGGTCACCTTCGACGGCGGCCTGCGCCAGTGCTATCACTTCGGGGAGGCTTAACTATGGATACAACAACGTTCATCTTCGTGCTGATCGGCGCATCTACCGCCGCCGCCTGGCTTTTCAAAATCGTAGACCTTATCGAGAGGGGGAACCGCCATGAAACGCGCTAACCGCACGCGGGAGGAACGCCGCCGGGACCGGGCCGACTTCTCCGCCTGGATCTCCTTCGGCTGCTTCCTCGGCTTCCTGCTCATGGTGCTGGCCCACATGCTGGGCGTGGTCTGATGCGCAGGCGCCGTGGCCGGATGGCAGAATTACCGCCCTGCCCCCGGTGCCACATGTACGGCGGTAAACGGATGGTAGCCCCCGGAAAGGAGGACCTGTTTTTCGTCCTCTGCGATTCCTGCGGCTACCGCACGAAAAAATATACGGACATCGCCCACGCTGTCCGCGTCTGGAGGGAAACTCAGCTATGACAAGGAAAAATTACCCAATCTGCGAACACTGCGGCCACCCAATGAACCCCGCCGCGGAGGATGACTGCGACCGGCTCTATTTGTTATCAAACGGCGAGCTGTACTGCCCGTCCTGCTTCAAGGATTATCTGCTGGACGAGCTGGACGGGAATATGGACATCTTTGCCGATGCCCTCGGCATCCCGGTTCTGTACACGGAGGGTCCCAATGCTGACATTTGACGAGGCCACCCACACCTACACCCTTGACGGCATCCAGCTTCCCAGCGTGACCGAAGTCACCCGCTTCTGCGCCTATGACTACAAGTCAGACCGGCCATGGCTGGCGGAGGCTGCCGCCCGCCGGGGGACCGCCGTCCACGAAGCCTGCGCCCTCATCGACTACGGCGAAGAGCCGGAGGAAACGCCGGAGATCGCCGGATACCTGAAAGCCTATCGCCGGTTTCTCAAAGACTGGAAACCGGAATGGAAACTGATTGAATGTCCCATAGCGGACCGGAATATGAAAATGGCCGGAACGATGGACCGCTTTGGCATCATCCATAATGCCCCCGCGATTCTGGACATTAAGACCGGCCAGCTCCATGACGCCGCCCTCTCCGCCCAACTCACCGCCTACAAGATGATTTTCTCATGGGACCCGCGCTGCGGTTACGGGAAAATTCAATCGCTCTATGCCTTGAAACTCTCAAAGGACGGCACTTATGAGCTTCGCCATGTAGAACCAAATTCAAATTTGGTAAACGCCTGCCGCACCCTCCACAAAGCCACAGAAAGGAAGAAACGCACATGAATGAACTCGCCCTGTACCAATACAACGCCGCCGCCCTGACGGTGGCCCCCGTCCCCCGCTCCGGCAATTACACCATCTGCGCACCAGACGGAGCGCCGGCCGTCCTGAAGCGCGGCATCGACTTCGGCATGATCCGCAAGAAGAACGGCGACGCCATGACGAAAAACCCAACCCTCTTCAAGTCCGGCGCGGAGAAAGTGGCCGTGGCTTACGGCCTCTGCCAGCGCTACACGCTGGAAAGCAAGCTGGAGGACATCGAGCACGGCTTTTTCTACTTCCTCGTCCGCTGCGACCTCATCAAGATCTATGACGGCAAGGAATACGTCATTACATCTGCTTACGGCTCCGGCAACACCCGGGAGGGCCGCACCGGTTCCCAATCCCCCTATGACGGCGCCAACAGCGCGGTCAAGATGGCCCAGAAGCGCGCCCTGGTCTCCGCCGCCCTGTCTCTCGGCTGCGTCTCTGATATGTTCACCCAGGACATTGAGAGCGACACCGAGGATGGCAGCGCCTATCTGACCGGCAAGGACCCCAACGCCCCCATTACCGCCGCGCAGGTCAAATTCTTCTATTCTGCCTGTTCCCGCCACGGTCTGACAAAGCAGGAGGCGAAAACCCTCTTGAAGGCTCACGGCTATGACAGCGCCAGCAAGGTCCTCAGCAAAGACTTTGACGCCCTGCTGGATGCACTGGAGCCGAAGGAGGATGCCTGATGTTCATGAACGGACTGTCCACCTACAGCAAGGAGGGCAAGAAGCTGCAAACCGGCCTGATCTGTGGCCGCGCCGCCAAAGACGGCCAGATCTACGCCACCCAGAGCGGAAAGGAGGTCGGCTCCGTCTCCGTACCGGCCTACGATAAGCAGGACGGCACCACCGCATGGCTCACCGTCAAGGGCTGGGGCCATTGGGCACGGCTCCTTGCCAATGTCCGCAAGGGCGATTCCGTATTCGCCGTGGGCCGCGTAGAGAGCCACGACTATGAGGGCAAGACCTATAACGATCTGGTGGCAGATTACGTCTGCGTCTCTGCAAGCACCGCTGGGCAGACCCCCGCCCAGAGTGCCTATGCCGCCCCCGCCCCCACTGATAATTTCACCGAAATTGAGGATGACGGGGAGCTTCCCTTTTAACAACGTTGCCGTGTGTGTCTAAAGAGTGATGACGGGCGGATGCAAGCAAGCCGCAGCACGATCACCGATGCACACAGCAGCCGCAGAGAAAAGAAGAACGCCCCCCACACCCCCCTAAGAAGAAAAGATTATATATATTATCTCTCTTAGCTGCTGCAGCAGCAGCTAAAAGAAGCTATTAAGAAGCTATAAGAGACTTCTACGGAAGTCTTACAGGAGAAGAACATGGAGAAACAGGATACCCGACGCTTGTTCAGCCTGATCGAAACGATCTACCCCAACGCGAAACAGCAGTCCCGAACCGCCGCAGACTTGGAGGCATGGACACTGGTTTTGGCCCCATGGGACTACGAGGACGTGAAACAGGCGGTCATTGTCCGGGCGAGGGAAAACAGGTTTTACCCGGATGTGTATGAACTGGTTCCATTCCTTCCAAAACTGGAAAAACCCAACGCGGAGGAGGCCCCCATGCCGGAGCCGTCCGACGCCTATCTGGAAAAATTCTACGCCAAGGCAGGCGAACAGCACGAGCGCTGGCACGAGGCCGGTATCCCCACCCCCTCCGAAGCGAAGAAACAGGGGATGACCTATGCCGAATGGTGCGCTCTGGCAGATATGCGAGGTGTTTAATGGCAAGTAATTTTCGGCTGGAGGAACTGATCCGCCGCTATCCCCCACGGGAAAAGAAGCAGAAGAAAGCCCCCAAGGTTGAGTACCAGTCCACGCAGCTTTGCTGGACGTGTGCCAACGCCTGCGGCGGCTGTGAGTGGTCCGATCATCTGGAGCCGGTCCCCGGCTGGGACGCCACCCCCACAAGCCGGGTGCTGAAAGTGGGCGGCAAGGGCAAGGGTGGCACACGGGTAGCATCCTCGTTTGTGATCCACTCCTGCCCCAAATTCAGGAGGGGCGAACGATGATGCGGATCGTAGTTGACATTTACGATGGCGAGGACACGCAGGGCGCAAAGGAGGCGGTGGCTATGCTGCTGGAGCCTCTGGGCCGTGTCCGGGTGGTGCAGATCGTCATTGACGGAAAGGAAGAAAAACGATGAAGGGTGAATCTACCGGCCCCGTTCTTTACCCGATGGGGGTTTATACGTTTGCCTTTGCATGCGTCCATTGTGCAAACAGACATTCAGACAAATGCTACCTGTGCAAGTGCGAGGGAAAAAGCGGATTTGAGCCGAAGAAAGAGGCGAACAATGAAAATTGAATTTACGGTCCCCGGCATTCCGGTGGGCAAGGGCCGTCCCCGATTTATGAAAAACGGCCACACCTACACCCCGCAGAAAACGCGGGACTACGAGGACAAGGTGATCCGGTGCTGGCAGTGCCAGAGCGGAAAGGGATTTGCGGACGGCATCCCGCTGACGGCCACCGTCACGGCGTTCTTCACGGTGCCGAGAAGCACATCAAAGAAAAAGGCCGCTGCGATGGACGGGACGCCCCACATCAAGCGCCCGGATGCCGACAACGTGGCGAAGGCCATTCTGGATGCGATCAACGGTCACGCCTACAACGATGACAGCGCAATCGCACTGCTGACGGTGCGGAAGTATCAGACAACCGGAGCCTCCCGCGTGGAGGTCACCATTGAGGAGGCAGAATGATGGATGCGGTGAAGTTTGTAAAAACGTTGGGCAGAATGTGCAACGTTGAGTGCATCAACTGTGAGATTTGGAAAAGAAGAAGCGGGGGTGAATCCTGCGCTGTCTGGCAAAAAAACCACCCGGAGGAGGCCGTTGCCATTGCCGAAAAGTGGGCCGCCGAGCACCCCGTCAAAACCCGCCAGAGCGTGTTTCTTGAGCAGTTTCCAAATGCGCCAATATATACGAACACACATAACGTTGCCTTAGACCCATGCCTTGTTGATACAACGTTACGCGGACATTGCCCGACTGGAAGAGGCTGTGATATTTGCCGCCGCGAGTTCTGGCTTGCGGAGGTGGAGGAATGATCCACTTAGGCGATATAACGAAGATCAACGGCGGGGAAGCCCCCGTTGTGGACGTGGTGATTGGCGGCAGCCCATGCCAGGACCTTTCCATTGCCGGAAAACGGGCAGGGCTTGCCGGGGCGCGTTCCGGCCTGTATATGGAGCAAATACGGATTATCAAGGAGA